GCACCAGCTCTAGTCAAGTATCTGTCCATATCTTTATCTGATATGTCACGGCTTTTTTGATTATCTGTGGCAGCACTTTGTAAAGCAAGTGTTAATACTAAACTATTGACTCTTTTTTTAGATAAGCCTGAGCTCAATAAAAATTTACCTAAGTTACTGTTTGCTATTTTTTCATCAAATTGTTTTGAGTACGTTTCAAAACTTTGAGCGTCTTCTCCTGGATCTCTTACACCATTACCGTTTTTATCTGTGTATAAACTGTAACCAGCTTTAGGATCAGTAAAAATAGTTTTCATTTGATCTACTTCGTCAATTACTCGTTTACCTAAACCAGTTAAAGAACCAGCAGTACCGAAAGTTATTGGTGCACCGTTTCTATCTGCTTCGTTATATATGTCTAAGATGCTTTGACGTGTTCTAATAACATTATTTCTAGATATGTCATTATCTCGTAACATACCTGTTATTCTTAATTTTTCTTTTCCTTGTTGAGTTTTTGTTAAAAGACCACCGTCACCTTTTACTAATACAGGATTACCGTCTGGTCCAAACACCACCATGTTTTCGTTTGCGTTAATTGGTGTGTATAGTTCTCTACCTCTAGGAGTCATAAGTTCTTGAGCAGAAACAAAAGTAGGTTGACCTGTAGCTTTTTCTATAACAGATTTGACGCTTGCTGTTCCTATAGCCATAGGTTTAGCCTTTGGGTTTTCTGTTAAAAATGCATCAAGTTCTTCTGATGAAAACATTTTTGATTTACCGTCGACCATGTACATCTTTTTGTTTTTAGTTAAGTTTCCATCTCTTACTATAAAACCTTCTGATTGAGCATTTTGAGCACCAGCTGCAGTTAATATTTTAGTTACTGCAGGTGCATTATTATCTGGCTGACCGTCTAAGTTTTCATCTTTAAATAATGTGTATTCTTTTGTGGCTCCGTCTTCAGCTCGCCAAGGCAAAATAGCTTCTCCGTTTTGAGTTCTAAAAGATACTTCTGAATCAGTTAAGTATTCTGGGTTAGGACTTTCTCCTACTTTATACGGCGAACGTTTTGCGGTCATTAAGGCTCTTGATAAAGCTCGTTGATCTTTAATATCAGACATGTATAACTGCATAGCAAAATTATTTATACCTTGTTGTCGTTGTATTTCTACAGAATCAAGAGTTTTTTCATAATCTCTATCACCTTTTCTTTTACTTATAGTGTATTTAGAAAGTGCTGTTGATAAAGCCGTACCCCAACTCTCACCTTTTTCACCTGATTGTATAAGTGCAGCACCTGCTATTAAAAATGGTAAGCCTTCGTCTGGTTTAGTTATTAATTTTTTAATATCATCTACGTTATAAAATTCTGCTGCGGCATCTTTATATACTTGTATTCTTTCTTGCGGATCAAGTGTAGTATTAATATCGGCCATTGCTCCAAAAGTTTCAAGTGCTTCTGAATCTTCTTCACCCCTAGCACCAGCACCTGCTGCAGATGCCATCATTACTTTTTTAGTTGGGTCGTTTTCTGCATCTAATGCTTCTGCTTCTTCATCACTTAGATCTAAGTTCATGTCTTCTAAGTTAAGGGCTATAGCACCTTCTGTTAAAAATGCACCTGGATCTAAATTAGGATCTATAGTTGATTGAACTAAATCTGACATACTACCACCGTCTTCAACATAGTCGCTTAATTCTTGAGACTCGTTATCTTCCATTAAAGACTGTATTCCTATACCTTGTGGTTGTTGAGGAGGTGTACTTGGTCGTTGTCCTTGCATCACGGATACTTGCATAGCTATTTGATCTTGAGGTAACCCAGTCAATTGAGCTATTTGATCCACGGCTAACCCACTACGAGCTAATCTCATTATAGTTTGCTCTGGTGATTCATCAGGCATGACCATATTTGTGTTTTGATCTGTAACCGTTCCACCAAAAGGGTTATTAGGATCACCAGTAATAGTAGTCACCCCTGGACCAACATATGGACGGAAAGGGTATTTAGGCTCCATTATTTAGTTGCTCCGTAAAGTGTGGCTGCAGTACCTAACGCTTGCATTAATGGATTACTGTCATTTCCTGCTGAAGTTTGTTGTACTGTAGTACCACCCATGCTCGGAGCTAGTCCACTTGCTAGTCCTGCAGCACTACCGATGGTTTGCATAGGTAAGTTGTATTGACCTACAAAGTTTCCGTAAGCTAAGTCTAGACCTCTTTGATCTAATCCTTGTTGCATGCCACCCATACCAGCTAGTCTACTAATATCTGTACCCATCAAATTACTACCTAGTGAACCTAGTCCTGCTAACTGCGAACCTGCTCCTAAGCCTAGTTGTCCTAGACCTGCACCACCAGAATAAATATCTCTAGCACCTTGACCATAAACATTAGCAAGGTTACCACCTAATGCTCCTATCCCGCCAGCAGTTCTGCCAAGTAAATTACCTAAATTAGTTCCTAACCCAGCTACAGAAGTACCGATACCTGCTTGTTGACCAGCTAGTTGTCCTAATGCTCCAGCTTGACTTAGTTGCCCTCTTTGCCCAGCTAACCCTAACTGACCAAGTTGAGTTCCTATACCTGCTTGTTGACCAGCTAATTGTCCTAGTAGATTGGCTTGACCTGCCTGCCTTGCTTGTTGTGTTTCAAAGGCTGATTGTGCTCTACGTGCTGCATCACCAAAACCTGCACTTCTAATAGCTCCTACTTGTTCTGCTGCACCTCTAGCTGCAGCTTCTGTCATTTCTTCTCCTAATAACCTACTACGAGAACCACCGAAAGCACCAGATCCTATAGCACTGGCTCTTCTGGCAATATCACCTTGAGCTAAACCTTCACGCACATCTTTTAATGTTTGTTGTACTACGTCTTCTTCGTAAGGATTATAAAAACTTTGTGTACTACTAGGGTCAAACATTCTAGTAGATCCGTACCCTGTAAGGGCAGAATCAGCTATGTTTCCTAAAGAGCCTCCAACTATATTTTGTGCTGGAGATAAATCAAGTCCTGCACCTTCTGCTAGTTCTCGTGCACCTTGTATGTTTCTTCCTGCTCCTAATAACTGACCTATACCCATACCAGTAGCAGCACCTGCTACTTTAGGAGCTTTTCTTAAAAGTCCTGTGCCTTCTGCTGTGCTTCTTTCTCCTGCACCTATAGCTTCTCCTATCAAACCTGCAGAAGTACCGAAAGCATCTCTGGCAGTTCCTACACCACCACGTATCATATCTTCTGCACCTTGTAGATAAGGTTGATAACCGCCTACACCTTGAGCAGTAAGACGAAAAGCTTCTTCTTGTGCTGGGGTAAACCCAGCTATTCGTTCACCTGTGTATGTATAGGGGTTAGCTCCTTCAACACCGAAGCCCATAATTTTATTGACTAAATCTTGATTCAATAAAGGCATAATTCCAGGAACGTTCTGTCCTGGAACACCAGCGTAAAATTGTCCCAACATATTAGTTGGTAGCGTTTCTGTTCTAGTGTAACCTGTTTCTGTTGCCATTAAGCTCTCCCTATTCCCATACTTTGTGCTTTATTTTCGTTTTTGTCCATCATTGCGTAAAGTCTTGCGATTCCTGCATCGTGGTCGCCGTCACCTAAACCTGCTACTGCTTGTTTAGTCATAACAAACTCACCATCTGCAAGTATAGCATTCACTGTGTCTTCGTCTCCTGAACCGTTAGGGTCTTCTATATCGCCACCAACAGCTCTCATATCCATTACGCCACCTTCATTAAATTCAGGGAACATAAGTTTACTGTACTCATCATCACTCATAGTTGCTCGTAAATATGCAGCAGTCGCTGGATCCATCATTCCTCCAGAACCTAAACCAGAAGTCATATAATTTTGAGAACCTGCTCCTACACCTTGTGTACCGTATTGAGTAGGTAGTACTGCTGGTCTAAGTGGGTTTTGTAGATAACCGCCTTGTAGTCCACTTGGTCCAGGCATACTTGCATTGTTTTCACCACCTTCAAATCCACCGAGTGCTGCTAAACCTAAACCACCTACACCAACTTTTTGTAAACCTGTGAGGGCATCATAACTTGCTCCTACACCTTCATATCCAGCAGGTAAAGTACCGCCCAACATTCCTCTACCAGAGGCACCTATGTCTTGGAAAAATCCACCTATGCCCCCAGATCCAGGAGTAGCTTCTCCGAGACTCCTAAACATGCCTTCTGCATTAAATGGGTTTAGTGATTTAATTCCTTCGCTAAAAGTTGTTTTTCCAAAAGTGCCACCTTTAACACCTGCACCTGCTGCTACGCTTCCTAACACATACCCTTGTGCAGCGTGTTTTACTGCGCCTTTAAGGTTTCCTTCTTTTATACCACCACCTATACCACCACCGATTGCTGCACCTGCTGGTCCACCAACAGCAAAACCTACAATTTTACCGATAGTTGGTGCTGCTTTTTTAAGTGATTTACCTAACTTTTTAAAGAAACCAAACTCAGGTGCGCCTGTAAGTGGATTGATTGAGTTTTCAAAATGTCCTACTTGGTATTGATAAGGGTTGATTTCATGACGCTCAAAAGCATCAAATAGTTGTCTTTTTAATACAGGGTCATCAGCTATAGGTCTAGGTAAGACCATTTCTCCAGGAGTAAGGTGACCTATTGTAGTATCTCCATAGCGACCATGCATCGCTAATTCATAACGAGCATCTGCTAAATTTTCTAAACTTTCTAGCCCTGTGGTCTGCATAGCCTTCTATTTAACTCCTGATTTAGTTAATAATAACTAATTTGAACAACGTTGTATATATCATAATGAAATGCTTGTAGCTCCTGCTATTTTTAATGTTACTTCGCCCACAGAACCAGTAGCAGATAACCCTTTATTTATTTTGGGTGTAGTGATGGTTATCCACTCATTACCGCTGTAAACTTCTAATGATTCATTGTTCGTGTTCCAAATTAAACTTCCTGGGTTAAAGTTAGCTGTGTTTTTAGTTGTGTCATCTATTTGACGAATGTTGTCTGTGTCAAACTCACCTAGATTGATTTCTAATACTCTTACTAAACGGTTATATGTATCTGGGGTAACAACCTCTTCCATTTCTATAGGAAGCCTTGTTTGTAATAACCTGCTCATCGTCTTCCGTCAGCTCTTACATCTAGTCTTGTAGCTCCTAGTCTCCAACCTGTTTCTGTGTTTGCTGTTGTGTTGTCATCATCTGACTCTACTCTTACTACCGCTTGTCTTGCTCTAGCTCTTACATGAGACTGTTGAGTAGAACTGGTGATAGCTGAAGTACTGTTTGTTGTTAATGTGTCTCCAGGAAAATTACGTGTTTTTAAAACTAGGTTTACTTGACCGCCTGTACTGTTACTTAAAAATCTAATATCAGGAATCATTTTATTTATAAAAGCAAACTGCTCACCGTCGCCTATATCAAAATCGCTTGACTCTACAAAAACATTTGTCATAGGACTACCATCTGCGTCATACCCTGTTTCATGTTCGTATAAATAAGAGTTTTCTGTAGCTCTGGGATAAGACTCTACACCTGCATCTAACCAAGCGTATCTTCTTAGTTGACCATATGCCCAAACGTTTTCTGCATAATTATAAGAAACATATCTGTCTATTTCATCAGAGCTTCCTGAACAATAAAACCAGCCTACTTCATCATATTGAGTGTTTGTAAATGCATGCGTTTTAAATGCTTGACTAGAATTAAAATCATCAAACACATAACTTAACACACTACACGGCACTTTTTTTACAGAACCTGTATACACATAAAAATTATCATAGCCCATCCAAAAAACACCACTAGGTGCAGTCACTGCTGCTTTAGGTGCGATTAAACCTGAATTTTCATTAATTAAATTTATGCCAAAAGTAAAAGGTGGTCCAATAAACTGCATGCTGTATAAAGCAGTATCTGTCCAGATTAATATTTCTTGTCGTGATTTAACAGCCCCAACTATTTTGCTACCAGAAGACAACCTAAGAGATCCTGCAGTGTTAGTGTTTCTTGGTTCAAAATCGATATCATTTTCTTGATCACTAAAAGCTACTAACATAGGGTCTACACTTCCTGTGCGTGCAGAATCTACTATAGGGTCTGCGCCTAGCACAATTAAATGTCTATCTTTTTCTGAAGTAATAACTTGCAGACCAAGAGTTGGAACTAAATTAGCACCAGTAATCCCAGATAGTTCTGCAGCTCTTACAGTTGTTCCACTACTTTCTAACCATCTGTAAATACCGCCCCCACGTGGATTAATAATTAAATTTTCACCAAAATGATCATGAGTCCAAAGTCTCAACTGATTGCTTGCAGATAAAGCACTAGCAGAACCCCACGTGCTTGCTCCCCAAGTACCTGCTCCCCAACCTGTGCTTGCTACGAAAACGTCTAAACCCACATTTATTTGATATGCTCCGTCAACTCCTGAACCTCCATTACCGCTGTCACTTGCGTTAGCTGTTACAGTAGTACCTGATGTGTCTTTTGCTTCGAACGTGTAGGTGTTAACAGTAGGTGTTGTCGTAATTTGATATTCTTGATTTAAAACAGCAGCAGTCACTAAACCACCTAGACTAACAGCACCTGATATAGTTACAAAATCATTGATTACTGCTCCATGGTTAGAGTCTGTTGCTGTAATTGTGCTTGAACCATTTGTTGCAGAAAAAGTAATACTGTTAGTGCTTGTTTTTCTTATTGGTGTAACGTCATCAAAATTAGTTCCTTGTTTAATATAATATTTAAAAGTTGTACCTAAACCTAAATATTTACTACCCTCTAAAGAAACCCATGCATGAAGTGCTCGTGCTTTTCCTAAATATGTGTCAAGTGTGTCTTTTGCCCAGCCTCCGATTTTCTGTACCCTACCGTTTTTAAACCGTATTAGGTTTGCGTCAAACCAGCCACCTTCGTTATCGTAATCAGTTCCTTCTCTATTAATTCCAGGTCTAAATATAAATTTGCTTAATGCCATAGCTACACCTCATACCAATTTTTCCCTTCAAACAAAAGAGCTTCTGCATCTCTTCTTCTTATTAAGCCTTTTAAGACTTTGCCTCCTGCTTTGTTCCATCTTTTAATTTCTCTAGGAACATCAGTGTATCTTCCTTGATTCAAAACTGTTAAAAGCGTAGAGTTTCTAAGATTTGTTGGTCCAAGATTGTACACCCAACAAGTTAACGCATCAAACTGATTTTGTTCTAAAGGCACGTCCACATAACTGTTAATGTATCCTTCATACTCTGGCATTTCTTCTGCTAGTAAGTGTTCTGCTTCATCTTTATTTATTTGGTCGCCTTCTTTAACTTCTTTGATGTGTCCGTATCCTATTGTCCATACTCCAACAGAGTCTTGATAAGCTTTTAACTCACATCCCTCAAATTTTTTTAAAAGAGCTAAACCTTCTTCAGATATATTCATCTTAGTCATCTTTGCTTGGTGTATTAGATGCCCCAAAATAAAAGCTAATAATAGCTGAAGCTAGTCCGCCCAGATAACCAAGAACAAGATTAATTAAAGCTTCTGAGTTTTGCTCTGGAGGTTGGATAGTTACTAAGAATATGTAGCCCATAAACCCACCTACTACAGCAATACCTATAATACGAGCGGTCCAGTCTTTACTAAACCTGCCTCTTGCGTCTTGTATATCGGCTGTTTCTAACTTAAACACATCTACTTCTAGTTCTTTCATTTTGATTTCAAACTCTGTTTCAGCCTTTTTCAATTGAAGCATTTGTTCAGGTGTAGCATTATCTATTGCTTTTTGTATTTCTTTAGGTTCGTTTTTACAACCAAGTACATCTGCAATCATATTTGCAGCCATCCCTCCCATTGGTCCACCTAATGCTTGACCGAGTGTTGGAGCTACTGTACCAACTAAGTTTTTAAGTAATGCTTTCATGTTTACCTCGCCATGTGTATATAATTAGAGGGTCTTTTTTCCCCTTCACCTTTATAGGTTCTAGTAAGTTTAACTTAATTCCACAACTTTTTTTAGTATTCTCGCCGATTAATATATCTTCACCAACTTCTTTAGTTGCACTTTCTAATCTTGCTGCAGTGTTTACTGCGTCTCCTATAGCTGTGTAATCAAACCTAGATTCACTACCCATGTTCCCTATAACAGCGTAACCAGTGTTTACTCCAACCCCTATAGCTACATCTATGTCTGCTTCTTTTATGTTCTTTTGTATTTCTATCGCTGCGATTACAGCTTTGTTTTCATGGTCTTCTAAATCAAGAGGAGCATTAAAGATAGCCATCATTGCATCACCAATATATTTATCAACCATTCCTCCATGTTTCTGTACTGCTTGTTGCTGTATAGTCAAAGCTTGGTTCATAATATATGTTACTTCTTCTGGTTCTAGTGTTTCAGACAAAGCAGTAAACCCTCGTACATCTGTGAATAAAAAAGTACAATATCTTTTTTCACCACCGAGCTTTAATAACTCAGGTTGATCCTGTAACCTTTTGACTTGTGCTGGATCAAGGTAATGCTCAAATTGTTTTTTAATTTCTTGTCGAAGTTTAAACTGTGTGCGAAAGTTTAAATAGAAACCTATACTTCCTGTAAGTATTTGAGAAACTAATGTCCAAGTTACGTCTATAAGTACCCCTTTTCGTATCATATAAAGCCCAGAAAGGACTGTTAGGAGCGATATAAAGGTACTTATTATAATACCTGAGGTTATGCCCATATTAAGGACTATAAACCATATTAAAGAAACAGTTATCAATAGTGTAACTAACTCAACAGCTAACGAATAGTCTGGTATTCGTGGACTGTTTTCTATCAATATAGATTCGGCAAGTGCTGCTTGTATTTTATGTGGTTCTAATAAACCAACAGGTGTCGCAAGTTGAGGCATAATGCCTTTAGCTGTAAACCCTACAAAAACAAATTTGTTTTCTACATTCATTTCACCTAAATCTGTTTGTGGTGTGTCAACCCAACTCACCCATTTACGACCTAATGAATCAACAGGAACAGAAGGCAAACCTTTTACACGTATTTCTTCTAAACCGTTTTGATTTGTTTTAATTACATAGGTGTCTGCACCAGCTAATATTTTTAATACTTCTGTGCCATATGCTGGAACCCAACCTTCTGGTGTGCGCATTAATAAAGGTAGTCTGCGAACTAAATTATCTATATCAGTTCTAGCTACAGCTAACCCTTGGCTTGCATTTTGTTTTAATATATCTATATTTTCTACAACACCTTGAGAAACTATACCACCTATATCTTCACCTAAGATAACTGTGCCTGTTGTGGGTGGGTATGAGTCTGTGTTATTTTCATACATAGCTAGTACACTAGGTGCAAAACTTAATGATTCTGTAAATTCAAAATCTCCGCCAAATCTATCTGGTTGCGGGAAAGCAACAACCCAGCCTACACCTATTGCGCCTTTTCTTAATAAGTTGATTTGTATCTGAGCTAAAGTTTGCCGTGATAGTGGATAACCGCCCTCCGTGGTTATGTCTTCTTCTGTAATATTTAAAATTGTAAAATACCCTGATGGTTTTTGATCAGTAACTAATGCATCAAAAGTTTTTAACTTTAATATTTCTAATGGTGTGAATTGTAAAACTAGAGGAAAACTAAATAAAATTAATATAACTGGGAGTAGTAAACGTTTCATTAGTTGCCTTGATTTATAGTTATCGTATTAGAAGAACCACCATTAACTTTAATTATGTTTTCTACACCGTTTTGTGTTAATAGTAATGTATACGAACTTGAACCATCTAAGTCTACCCTAAAAGTATCTCCTACGCTTCTTCTAAGGCTAACTAGTTGTCCTGTTATAATCGTTGTAATTTGACTTACTTTATCTTGTCCTATTTGTGTTCCTGTTATTTTTATTCCCGTAGCGATTTGATTTAATTGATCTTCTTCCTCGCCTACAGCCAAAGCATCTATAATGTTAAGTAAGTCCTCTAAAAAGTTTACATCTAAATAATTTATATCTAACTCTGTAAACTCTAAATCAGCTTCATTGTCTAAAAAATCCTCTGCTAAAAAATCTACGTCTAAATCATTAAAGTCTAAATAGTCTGCTGTTGTTCCTGTTTGGGTTTCTTCTTGCATGTTATCTTTTTCACTAGGAGGATTCACTATCAACATGTTGTCTATAAACTCTAAACTAATGTCTAACGTTACTGGTTTAGACGGAGCTTGGTTATACGTCATGGCTGTAGTTGCTTGATACGGTTGATTAAGAACAACTTGACCCATAGCTGTAGCTACAACTATTTCTCCACTAGAATTACCATACTCGTCTGGTAGTAAAATGACTAAAGAAGAACCAGTTTCTGGTGTAGTAGTGATTGTAAAATCTGTGCCTCTAACAAACACATCAGCACTTGGTGTGCTGATTGATATATTCTTTTTATTATTAAACTTACCTGTTACAAACCTTGCGGTGCCACTAGCGAATCTAAGTGCCATCTCAGATTTTTTAGGGTTAGGATCGTATATGTATGTGTCTATAACTAACCTACTGTGGTCCATTACACGAACAACTGTATCATCAGCGAAAGTTATAGCAACTCGACCAGTTTCTGTTTTAACATTGTCTAGTTGTTGTATAGGAAATGCTAACTCAGCACCATACGGTTTTTCCCGCACAACCTGAGCATTGCCTTTTAGCTCGCTGATACTTCCTATATCAACAACTTGTGCCTGTGCCTTGGTCGTTTTGAATGACGCAGACAGTAGAAGTGCTAGTACCAGAACTGAGAATTTTAAGCCAGTCATTATCTAAAGTTGATGATTGTGTAACATTAAATGTTCTATTAGCTCCGTCATGGTCTAGATAAAAATAGTTACCAGCATAACCAGAAGCTGTGTGTGTCAAAGCATTATCTGAGCCATCTATGTTAACATAGTTTGTAGCAGCATCTACATTGATTGAAGATGTAATTGTATTACTAGAACCATTAATAATCCAATCAAGGTCCAAGGTACTAGCTAACGCAGTGGTTGCTTGATTTAAAGTAAATGTATTACTATTGCCAGTTACATCTACATTTACATTAGAACTATCTGCACCATACGTGTTAGTTTTATCGGTGTTCATATTAAAAGTATTACTGTTACCATCAAACTCAAAAAACCCTGTGTACGAATCCGATACAATATCTCCAAGAAATTTATTTGTATCTCCGATTTGATTAATATCTAAAGTGAGTCCTGTTCCTACTAGATTTAAATCTGTCATAGAACCTGCTGCTGCAGTTGCCCCACCAATGATGTTACCAGAACCAAGTTGCTCTAAATCTATATTTGAGTTAGATGCTCCTGAACTTTGATCAATGAATATTTCATTGTCAGCTGCATATATAGGTGCGCAGAATATTAGTATAAATAGATATTTTTTCATTGTTTTAACCTCCAATAATCTTTATCTAAACCTTCTTTAATTGTTTCTAACACTGCCGTTTCTATAGCTATTTGTAAAGCTACACTCATTGGCTCGTTTCTAACACTTCCCCCTTCTATCTCAATAAGTTCTGTTCCTTGGCTTATAAACCTAAACACATCACTATCTAACGATGCTGATAAAACAGTCTTAGTTACTAAAACTTCTGTGAGAACTCTGCCTGTACTAACAGACACTGTTCTTAAACTAATAGTGATTATATCTTCTCTGTACTGTTTAGAAAAGCCTATTCCTAAATTTCTTGCTCCTGCTCCACCAGAGCTTATGTTAGCTTGATAAGATAATACTCCGCCTGTCATAATCATATCACCAAATTTCAAAGGTAGAAGTTTTTGATCTTCGTCAAATGTTTCTCTCGTTGAACGTATTAATTGTCTTTCTTTTGTAACAGATTCTAAGGATACTCTTTCTACAACTTCAAAAAACCCTGAGTGTTTTAAAGCTCTTATAAGATATGCATGTGGAGCTTGTGTGATTGCTGTAGCAAAAGTTGCATATTTAGCGTTTGATCTACGTTGTCCTGTTTGGTCTTTGAAATCATTAGCGTAAACAGAAATGACTGGTTTCCTAGAAGGTTTTTCTACATCAGCTAATTCTGTGTATAACTTTTCTATTGAAGCTGGTTGTATGTACTTAACTGGCGGTAAATTATTTTCTAGGGGATCAATCATCAAAGCACAACTAGAAAGTAAAACCACCAATAGGAACAATAACTTCTGTTGTATTGCCGTCTTCATCAGTGATTGTAACTCTAACCTCCTCCTCCGTAATCTCATAATCTATTGTGTTTCCATCAAGTTCCATAGATCCACTTTTATTAGTATCTTCTCCAAATAATGCAGACTCTACCTGCCTAGCGATGTTTGCGTAAATTCTTGAAGTAAGGTTCCGCATAAATCTAGCTTCTACGGTGTTGTTTTCTTCCCTTTCTATTTCATCCCTAAGAGCTTGTATTTCTTCTTCTATAGCTTGTTTACGATTTGCTTCTTGATTTTCTATAGTTAAATAATGGCTAGAGGTTCCTTCTCCGTTAAAAGAAGGGCTTTTAAATTGATGTACCATTTCATCACTTTGAAGTTGTTGTACAATCACAACCATCAATATTATTGTTATTCCTAGAATCGAAAAAAGACTGTCGTGCCTGTTCATTAATCTTTGCGTTGATCGTCCCTATCGGCTTTAGCAATTTTATCTATATCTATAAGATTAGGAACTCCTAAGATTGTTTTAATCATAGTGTCTTGTCTAATAATTTCATTATCAAGTGATCTGATCCTATCTATCAATGCTACCAGTATTCCATGTTGAGAGTCTAACTTGCCTCCTAACCTTTCTTCCATTGCTGTTATCTGTACTGCAAGTTTCTCGTCTAGTACATCTAACTTTGTTTCCATACCGTCAATGATTCTATTGATAAGTTTCCATATAAAGAAACCTAAACCTAGTGCTGCAGCAATTGGGAAACCAACCTCATTGATAAAGGTAACAGCTTGTTCCACTAAAGATACCTAGTTGCTAATAAACAAGTTATGACTACTGGGTACACACCCCACAATAAAGCCTCTAATCTTTTAAATTTACTTGAACCTTCATCAAGACGTTTTTCAATAAAATCAAACCTAAGAGCGCATTCTCTTTCAAATGCTGATGAAGAATTATTTTCATTAGAAATTTTCATTTCTTCTTTTTAGGTCTTCCTCTCTTACCAGATTTTTTAACTTCAACTGTCGTATATGCTTCATTAACGTCAGGAGTAGATTTATCGTCAGCAACAAACTTTCCTTCGTCTGTTCTAGCTCTAACAGTTTCTTCTTCAACACCTCTGACTTTTTGCCAGAACTTTTTTATAGTATCGTGGTAAGATTTAGGTAGCCAACTCATTATTTCTCTCCGATCTTCTTAGTGATTGATTCTACTTGAGCTTCTTCTTGTTGAGAAGCTTCTGCCATTTCTTTAATCTTTTCTAGTGTTTGTTTGCGTAAACCAGCTATGGTTTCTATTTCACCACCTTTCCAAGTGCCTCTTTCTACTGACGCATCTAATATTTGTAGCATATTTATAAAGTATTGTTGTTCCATAATTTAT